TCTTTGTTAATCAAATAAAACAGTAAATAAATCAATTACTTCCTCCAAATCCTCTTCAGTCAAAGTAATATAAGGACGAGCCGGAATCTGAATAACAGGTTTCAGCTCTTTCTTTTTAGTTAGTGCAAATCCTTTCCAACTGTCAAAACCTGTTTCAAAATACTTAGCCCAAAAGAATTTTCTCATTCTCGAAGTAATCGGAATTGTCGGCTTTAAAGTTCCTCCATGCTGATGAATAGCTGCATAAGGCGAGTTAGCTGATATGATAATTGATGATTTGCCTTGAGGTCTTACTTCAATTGTTGACATGAGTCCTTTAGTTCGGTTTAGAGTTGGTTCTAATTCCCAACCAAGTCTTTGATATTTTTCTTGAGTAGAAGAAGCAAGAGCATTCCATTTCTGCGACCCACCAGAAAAGATTGTAATGTCAGATTCATTGCCGTCCCAGCGCCCTCTTTCATCAAAATTTGCTGAAATAGCTCGATCAATCAAAGCAGATACCAATTCAAGAACTGGTGTCAGGTCATAATATTGGCTTTTAAGTGTCCTAAACACACTGTTTAATTGTGATATTATCTGTTCGTTTATCATTGGTTTAACATTTCCTCCAAAGCTTTTCTAATACCATTAACATAGTTATTGACTATTGGCTCCCAAGCTTTCAAAGGAGTAAGCTGAAAATCTGTACTATTTTCCAAAGAAGGTAAATATTTCTGTCCTTCTTCGAGTTTGGAATCATCTTTAATTGGTACAACAGAACATTTGCAACCAAATCCGGAAGGCGGATAAATCTTCTTCCAGATTGAGTCATCATGCCTGAATACTTTTCCATTTAACAAGCTGTGGTCATGCCTTTTTGTAGGTCTTTCAATCTGGGTGTATTTCCAGAAAGGATAAAGATTTGAAATCAGTTTCTGTTGCTTGTATTTGCCTTGAGAATATGACATCTGCATATTGGTGTCATATACAACTTTTAATTTTGATGGAGCAATACCTGTCCAACCTGATTCTGTGAGTTTTTTCAGTAGCTTTTCCCTGAATTCTGTTAAAGTCCAACCTTCTGTTTTAGCTTGTTCAATAAAGTCATATATAAGCTGAAGAATATCTGCATTCATAACTTTGGCTACTGTAAAAGCCTTGTTATGTGCTTCCGATTCAAATTCATCCCAATCAGTTGAAACTTTCAAGTTTTTACCTCTTTGTTTCAACCACTCAATAGCTCTATCTGGCGTTAATTTGAAAGCAGTTTGAAAAGGATCTTCAAAACGAAAACTTTTTAGTTTTGGTATTGAACCGATTTTCTTGTAAAAATCAATTATGTAATTATTTCTTTCCACTGATAAAACCGCTCCCGGTAGCTATTAAAATACCTTTAGCCAAGAAATCTTCAAGTTCGCTCGTTTCCAAATCCGGAAACATTTCAACAATCTTGTCCTGAATCTCATTATATGAAGTGCCATGTTCAATCATGTCCAGAACAGGCTTCAACACAGCTTGTGTTAGTTCATCAAATTGAGAAATGTCATAAGGCGATTTCTGTATTTCAGAACCATTTTCGCTGAATGGAGAAATTGGTTGTGTTGCAGATGCTATCTCGATTTCATCATCTTTAAAACCATAGTTCCTTTTGAAATATTCTTTAGTAAATTTAATTTGATTAGTAGAAGCAAGAGCTTGGTCACGTTGTGCCAAAGTCATATCAACGTCCTGCTCCTCATACATCACAAATTTTGGCATTTCAGAAACTGATTCAAAATTGAAATCAATAATCCATTCAATTAACTTGTTTAGCCAATATTCTACAAGCTGTTTATCTGAATCAACAACATCCTTGCGAACCTGAAGATGTGTTTGAGACATAGCATAAGAACCTGTGTCGCCTTGTTCTGTTGTAAGAGTTTGAGAAAGGATTGCTTTTGATATTTCTGCATTACAGAAGTGAAGCAGGTTTTTATAAATATCTGCCGAACTTCCTTTTGCCGATTCCAAAATGTCAATATTTACTTCTTCCTCGGTAACGGCTATTCCGTCCTGTTGCAGTTTCTCCAGAACATTGAATAATTCATAAGCTTCTTCCTGTCCTTTGCCTAAAGCTATCTTGCCATGAAGAAAAGGCATACCATATTTTTGAGTATAGATAGACCAAAGTTTCATTCCACCTTTTTTGAAGACCACAGGATAATAACATTTCGCAAGAACCGATTCTCCGTAAGGATTGTCATAGGTAGCATTGTTTTGAACTACAAGGAATTTTTTATTCGGAAGAAGCATGCCATTTGCTTTGAACCTGTCCCTAAACCTTAGCATATTATTTCCATCAAATTCAAACCACCATGAAGGCTTTCCTTTGATGTCTTTTGGAATGATAAAACCGTCAGTCTCACCCCAATAAATCTCCAAAGGTTTGAAACCATAAAGAGGTGCATCAAGAATATCGTTGATTATTTGTCTCATATTCAAATCATTGAAAATATCTTCGATAAACAAAGCTTCATTGGATTTCTGAGCGCCTCTGTTTATTTCCCATTCAAGAGACATCACACCTGCTTTTCTGGACTGTACACAACTTGAAACATGGGCATCATAAAGGAAATTTCTATAAGTTTCAAGAGTTTCATTATTTTTCTGCAAAACCACATCAGGATTTGGAAGCAATTCATTCATTGAACTGAAAAGAAATGCCTGTCTTGTAGCTATTACTCCAAGCGGGTAAGGTCTCGATTGCGGAAATTGATTTTGTCTATCTTGACTATCACTAAAAAGATTCTTTATGTTTTGAATGAAACCCATAATTATTCTCTAATAAGTGGTGAAATAATTCTCTTTTTTTCTATCAAATTTGGTGAGCAGTCCAAGGTTCTTACCAGAGGAACTTCGTTTTCTCAAATAATCGAGAGCCTGAGTAATGCTGTCAACAATATCATCATGATTTCCATAAGGAAATTCCGAACATTCATTGATAATATCAGCAAGGAATTGAGCATTTTTAGGAATAAATACTTTTCCAGCTTCAAGTAGTGGTGTTATCAAATGTGCCCTTGTAACCTTGTCTTTTATTGCCGGTACAGCTTTAATTGGTATTTTAGTTTCCCTTTGCAAAACCTGAATAAGACTTTGACCACTTGCGGCATCTTCAATCAGTACTACATTTGGTTTATGCTTATGGAACTGCATTATTACCTGTCTTTGAAGGTCAGGAAAAAGGACTTTAGCTCTCCAGAAATCAATTAGAAAGTACCCTTTATCTGTGAGAAGCCAAGTAGTACAAACTGAAAAGTCATTCTGTTGCTTTTCCTTGAAAGCAGTGTCCCAAGATTGAACCAATAAAGAACCAGTCGGTTCTTCTTCATATTCTTTCCACCACTCAGTTTTAAAGATTTGATATTCGGTTGCTATTGGTTGTTGCTGATATAAAGCAGAAAACCAATAAGAACCGATTTGATTTTTGATATTTTGAAGTTTTTCTTCCGGATACCTTAATTTCCAAAGCGGTTCTCCTTCTTCTCTTCCAAGCATATCATTTTCTTTGGCTATTGCAGGAAAGCTAAGAACTTCCCATTTATCATCTGAATCAGTATCATTAACAAGTCTTCCTGCAAGGTCGTCAAAATGCCATCTGGTCATAATAACAATAATTGCTCCTTCAGGTTCAAGTCTTGTATATGCTGTTGCCCTGAACCAGTCATAAGTTTTATCCCGATATGTTTTACTGTTTGCCTGTTCGTCATTTTTTACCGGATCATCAATAATCAGAACATTTGCTCCCTTACCTGTTATAGCTCCACCAACACCTGTGGCATTCAATCCACCCTCGTGTCCGGAAACATCCCAACGGTAAGCTGAATTTGAAAGTCTATTAAGTTTGATTCCGAATAAATCATCTCCATGTTCTTCCAAGAGTTCTTTAGTCTTTCTGCCCCAAGAAGCTGCAAAACCGGCTTCATAAGAAACCAGAATAATTCTTCTGTCAGGATAAGTTCCAAGATACCAAGCAGGAAAATATCTTGAAATTAATTCTGATTTACCATGTCTGGGTGGCATATTTACAATTAATCTTTTTGTTCTGCCACCTGCAACATCGAGTAGTTTTTTATTCAATATGTTAATGTGAGGAGCTATCTGATACCTCCCTTTCGACAGATACATCGCCATTGTAGCTGGGCTTGCCGTTTTGAGCATCTCCCACGGCAGAGAGGAATTTAAGTAAAGCTTCTGCTGATTCTTCGTCATTTGCTACAATCTCCCCAAATTTATCTTTTTGCGGTTGTTTTCATTTCTTCCTATCTCGGTTGGAACTCCGCGGGCAATTCTTTCGATATTGACAAGATTTCCGTAACTCCTGCTAACCTGAATAATCAAATCAATAAGCTCAACTGTAGTAAGCTTATTCAAATCTTCAATGGCAGGCATTTTGTTGTCTTTATCCTTTTTAAGCCTTTCAGAAAAGGCAGTAACAGGCAAGAAGACAATTCTTTGAAAAGTCTCCGCCTGTTGTGCCTGCCTTTCATTCATTTTCTGAATGCTTTCCTGTTGCTTAATTCGGTTCTTCCTATCTTCATCATCATCAAAGGCTCTTACTCTAACTTGCCAGTTGTTTTTTCTTGACCAGACAGCAAATTGAGTTTTACTCTTTTTGCCGAGACGGTCAAGCAATGCGCTGAAACTTCTGTTTTGACGAAGATCACGATAGACACAGAAAGCTTTAAAGGCTTTATCGGTTTCTCCCGGAAGTCTTTCCCAGGGTAGATTTGCCCATGGCTCTGACATTATTCAGTACTCAATTCCTTTTTACATAATTCAAGTAGTTTCAAAGCAGGTTCTTTACCTAAAACCTTTTCGATGATTTCAGCTTCTTCGTTGGCAAAGATTAAACTAACTCTATAAAGTTTGGTCTTCTGTCTTGCCATTTCTCTTTCTTCTTCATTCTTAGCCTTATCAATTAAAGCCTGTCTTTCCTTAATCGTTTCCACAGCTTTGGTAGAAGCGGCAGTAATCATTTCACCTCCGTGAGTTGTTCCGTCAACCTGTCTTGAAGTAGTGTTAGTAAATTGATTATCTTCATCGGAGAGTTCTGATGGTTCCCAAGATTGAGAATAATCTTCATTGGCAAGTGCTTCCGGTACAGGAATATCTTCCAAAAGTCTGTTTACTTCTTCATCAGAAAGCATGAGTGAATCTTGTGCCCAATCCAATGCTCCGAGTTCCTGCAAGTCTCTCAATACCTGAACCGACAATTCCAAATCCTCGCTTCCTCTTGCCCTGTTGTGCCTAAGAGTTGCAATTCTCATTTGCTCAGGCGTCATATCAACAAATACAACCGGAATTTCCTTGTAACCAAGAACAGTTGCAGCTCTCCATCTGTGTTCTCCGTCAACAATCATTTTGGTTGCTTTTTGAACTATAATCGGTTGAGTGAAACCGTCCTCTTCCATTGACTTTACCAATAGCTCAAAGTCATGCTCACTCTGTCTGTTTGGATTATAGTTATTCGGTTTAATTGAATCTATCGAAACATATTCGATAGCAAGTTCCTGCAAGGAAACATTCTTTTTCTCAATTTCCTTTTTTCCCTTTTTGATAATTTTTTCAGTTACAGCCTTTTGAGTGGCTTCCGGTGTGGTGTTGTAATTTTCCATTTTTAAATCCTTATAGTTTTTGAATAGTTAAACCTTGTTGGCTATAATAATCTATTAGACAGGCAAGCCTTCTCTTGTTCAATTCAGTTCCAAAGAAGGTTTTGCCTAAAGAATGAGCAGTTCTTCCTGTTAATCCTCTTCCGGTACACAAGTCAAGGACAGAATTAACATTTGGTTCAAACTGCATTGCAAATCGGGGTGTGTAATCATCGTCAATACCAGTGAAATCAAAATCAATAATTGAAGGAGTTTCAAAAGAATATCGAATCAAAAAACAGGGATGTTTCTGATAATATTTGATTTTCCATACATTAGTTACAGTGCCGTTATATGAAATAATCAAATCCTTTACAAAGTCCAGATTCTGACTTCCCATTTCAAGGTAATTTATCTTTGGAGAATGAATACTAATCAGGGTAATCAACTTATCAATAAAAGATTCAAATTCCTTCTTTTCAGAAAATCCTGCTTTGGTATAAAAAGAATTGATGTTTCCGGTATTCCATGGAGGATCGACATAGGACATATCAAATTGAGGAATACCAAAGAAGTCTAATTGGGTTAAATTTGTCAAATCCTTGACCGCTAAGACGTTTTTACCCGCTTGCCAGACTTCGCCATCATTAATGGGAAATTTCTCCCATGAATCGCCATAGAGCCATTTTCCTTCTTCAAATGTTTTCATTCAAATCACTCATATTTTTTCATATCATTTGTTCGGTTAATTAGAATTGTAGCCGGAATGGGAGCTCCCATAGTCCAGTACTTGTAACCGTCCAGATAGAAATATATGAATGATTTTTTGTAGAAGAATTCTTTGACTCCATTATTGCGGATAAACTGAACAGCTTCATTGAAAACTTCAATATCCTCGCAGTTTTTCTTTAGGCAATATTGGTGTGGCGCTGTTTCAGAATAGGTTTTTGCAGTTATCCATTTCTGATTAGCGACAAATTCTATAAAATTGTTTAAATCCATACATTTCAAGACGTTACAGATGATAATGCATTGTAATATTTTTAAAAAAATTACCAAGTGGGCTTGCCTCCCCAAGTACCTGCTCCATCCCTGAAGAATTCAGGCTCTACATAAGGCAGAACATCAACTTTGACTTTCATAGAGAAAGGTTCTCCCATATACATGATTTTTGATAAGTTTCTCCAGGAAGAAAGCATCTGGCATTTCGGGCATTTGGTTACTTCGGGAAATTCTTCGGTGGAATGCCTTGAATGACTGCGAATAACATAATTAACAACCTTTTGAGCTCTATCGGCTATCCAATCTGGAGCTTCTTCAATGCAAGTCCGATAGAAACATTCCTTCCAGGATTCTCCAAGTCTTCTGATAGGTTCGACAGAGCGTCTTCCGAACATTCCTGCTGTTCTAACTCCGGGCAATCTTTCACATACTTTGTCAAACCATTGTGGCCATGCTTTTGAAGCAACCATTAAACCATCAATAGCGGCAGGTGCTAAAGTTGGTGGAGCAATTCTTAACTTGTTTCTGTGAACTCCTAATCTGTGCATTACATCATAAGCTTTGTTATAGTCCCAGTGGTTGTCCCTGACTGCTTTCCAAACATCTCCATCAGACCAATCGTATATAGGTCTTGCATAAAAAGTTCCATAACTGTTTTTGCCTTTGGTTAAATATCCCTTGCTTGACATTAAACCCATCTTTCTTAGCATGGATTCATCTGTACGAAGTCCTAAAACAGCAATTAAATCTTTACCTTTGGCAGGTGGAAATTTCTCCTCACTAATCAAACCTTGAATATTTTGCTCATGAATTTTCACTGCAATATCAGGTGGAGTGCGAACCCATTTATCAGAAGAAAGTAAAGGGTCGAAAACCCAGAAATAAGGATTTTGACGGTTAAAGATATTAACCACAGGTTGATTGGCATAGAACCAGTAAAACTTAACTTCCGGTCTGTTAGCCATTCTCTCGGCATACTCAAATGTACCAGGATACATTATCTCTTCGTCTCTCATTACTACTTCCACAGGCAATCTTCCTGTCATGGTAGCAGCTATGATGCAAAGCTCAAGACATATTCCGGAGTCTTTACCAGCTGAAAAGGAAACAATAACCCTGTGTCCTTCCTGATATAGCTTTATCATTCGGTCGAGAGCGGCATCGAAGACGTTTTCAATACAATAGTGCTTAGGCATGTTTGTTACCCGTAATAATTAAAAAATAAAATTTATCAGGAATAATTGAACCCAATATGTTGGTTTCAACAAAATGGTATGCTTTGGAAATTGAGTAAGGAAATCGCTTTGAAAGTTCTTCACTAAGCATTGTCATTCCGAAGATTTTTACATTGTCAAAGTCCTTGAAAAAAGCTTTCAATTCATTTCTCTTGAAGAATCTGGCAGGAGAATTAATCTTGAATTTATTCAGAATGTAAGATTCACGGGTTTGATACTTGAGACCGTAAGTCATGATGAAGAACTTACCGTTTGGTTTTAAAACCCTATTGATTTCTTGAATTGTTTTAGGGTGATTAAGAGAATAAGAAAAACTGCCAAATAAAGATAAAACCGAATCAAAGCTGTCATCTTCAAAAGGCATATTTGACATAGTCCCTTTCACGAACTTATGATTTGGAAACTTCCTTGAACTCAATTCAATCATATTTTCTGAAATATCCAAACCAGTATATCTATCAGAATTTATCCCGAGATGACTTAATAAAGTTCCTGTACCGCTTCCCAAGTCAAGAATTTTACCTTTTGTAAATCCCTTTTCTGTAATAAACTTATAAATAAAATCATCTTCAATCCTGTGAACAGGTTCTTTATAACTTCTGTCATAAACCTTGCTCAATCTGTTATAGATTTGCTTTGGTGTTATTTTATCCATTCTTTCTGCCTTGCATTAGTACCAAATTTGTTTCAAATCAGTTATAATTCAGTATCAATTTTTACTGATTTGGCATTTTACACATTGCAAAACAAATCAAATCCTGAGTTCTGGTAAATGCACTGAATACCTTCCAAACTGCATGTATTCAATGTTTGTATTGAATGTATGTAATAGTTACATGTATTGAGTACATGTAAATCTGCATGTATTGAATACCTGTATTGAGTGCTTTTAGCAAGGTTGTAGCTTTCAATAAGTTTGCGTTTGTAGAAAGATATTTTTGAAAAAATCACATAAAGAAAATGTGGAAAGAAGTTTTTAAAGCAGGATTACATACAGACGCCAACGGCAATGAACGTGAGTGGACTGAAGAAGACTTGAACGCCATAGTCGAGAAGTATAACAATCAGCTACCTGATGAAAGACATGACGCTCCTGTCGTAATCGGACACCCTGTAAATAATTCTCCAGCTTATGCTTGGGTTGAGCAACTTAAAAAGAACGGAGATACCATCGAAGCAAAATTCTCTCAAATCGATCCGCAGTTTGAAGAATTAATCAAAGAAGGCAGATATAAGAAAGTTTCAATTGCTCTTTACCCGGACATGATGTTAAGACATGTTGGTTTTCTTGGAGCTGTTCCTCCTGCCGTTAAAGGTCTGAAAGATTCGGAATTCAGCGGAGATAAACTATTCATATCATTCGATTCTGATAAGAATGCAGAAAGAAGTTTATCCGATTCTTATGCGAACGCATCACAAACGCAAAGCGAAACCAATGCTATTAAAGGAAAGGAAAGGAAAGGAAATATATATTATTCTTCTTCCTCAAAATCTAAAAATTTTGAAGGAGGAAAATCGAAACCTGACACCAATCAAAAATCAATAAATTTTCAAGGAGCTAATATGCCAGAGAACTATTCAAAACTATTTCAGGATTTACTGGGGTGGCTTGGACAGACTTTCAATGAAGAAATTGCCAATCAAACAGCTGCCGAGTTGGAGAAACTAAAAACCAAGCATATAGACAGCCAGCCAAATGCACAAGACCAGAAACAAAGCGCTAACACACAAGCAAATGAATCTGAGAACAAGGACACATTGAGAATCGAAAACTCAAAAGAATTTCAGGAACTTCAAAAGAAACTTGAACTTCTCGAAAAGGACAACAACGATATGAAGTTCAATGAATACTTCAAGTCTCAAACAGGTCGCTTGGTTCCAGCTCAGAAGCAAATTGTGAAACTTGCTTTTGATGTTGTTAGAAGCAACAACAACGGATATCAATTTGCCGAGAACGGGAAAATGATTTCTATTAACGGGGAAGAATTGATTAAGAAATTGATTGAATCTTTTCCCGTACAAGTTGAATTCAGTGAGATTGCAAGGAAAGAATCTGCCATGGATTCAAGCGGTCTTGACGAACAGAACAAGTTTATTGACGAATATTACAAAGGGAGATAAAAGATGAGTTTAAATCTGGGAATATCAAACTTAGCGGAAGTAAATCCTTTCGATGACATCTTTGTAGGATTACATCCAACAATGGAAGTCAATGAAATTGTGATTGCTTCCGGTCAGAATTTGAAACGTGGCGCTGGTCTTGGATTAATTTCAACAGAAGCCAATCCGGCAAAAGGCAAATACAAGATTTGGGACACTGATTCAACAGACGGTTCTGAAGAACTTGCAGGAATATTAGGATGCGATGTTGACGCTACAAGCCAAGACGAAAAAGGATTCATGTATGTTCACGGCGAATTTTTGAAAGACGGTCTTTCCGCAGGTCATACAATCGTTTCGGGTGTTTACAATAATGGTGCAATAGTAATCAAGGAGGTGAAATCATGAGTGCTTTAATCGATATGTTTGAATCGAGAAGCTTGACAAATGCTATTAACAGAGCTAAGGTAATCGAACCTTTTGTTCTTAATACTTTCTTCAAGAACAGACAATTTCATGCCGCAGATAAAATCGATATCGAAATTATCACAGGCTCGGACAAACTTGCTCAGTTTGTTAATCAGCATGAAGGAGCTTTACCGATTAAGAAACTTTCAAAAGTAGTCAAGACTTTGTCACTTCCAAGAACTTTTGAGAAAAAGCTTTTCACTGCCCTTGAACTTGCCAATTACAAATCAATAGGCAATATCTATGTAACAAGTCCCGAAGAAAGAACCAATCTTGCAAACCAGATGATACTTCAGGAACTTGAAGAACTGAAAAACAGGATTATCAGACGCAGGGAACAAATGGCTTGCGAAGCATTGTCAACTGGAAAAGTTATTGTCAGTCAAGACAATATAGAATTTTCAGTAGATTTTGAATTTCAGAATAATATCCATTTGATTTCTCTTGCATCAAATGTTAAATGGAGTGAAACAACTGCAAAGCCCTTAACAAATCTAAGAAATTGGAAAAGAGATATTATGAAGCGTTGCGGTATTAATGCAGACATTCTTTTACTTGGCAGTGAAGCCGCAGATGCTTTCATAGCAAATGATTCGGTAAAGAAAGAACTTGATACGAATAATAACAGAGTTGGCGTAATGGATTTAACCCAGTCTCCAACACGTTCGGGAATGTTTATCGGTAGAATTCTTGGAGTTGATATTTACGAATATAACCAGCAATACACAAAACCCGATGATACAACTGCTGACATGATTAATGCAAAGAAAGCTATTCTTGTTGCAAGTCAATCGCCAGGATTCAGAGTTCATTTCGGTCCCATTTACAGAATTGAAAATGGAAATCTGAAAATCTATCAGAACGAGTTATTGGTTGAAACAAATACCAACGAAGATAAGACAGCTTTGGATTGGAAGGTAGAACAAAAGAGTTTGCCAACCATTCACGAGCCAAACGCAATCGTTTCTGCAACGGTGGTCTGATGTATTGTGATGTTCAGGATATAAAGGATGATTTGACTGAAAAGGTTGTTGCTCAACTAAGCAACGATGAAAATCCTAATGTAGTTAATGAGGAAATAGTAAGCAAATACATTTCCGAATCTACCCAGTTGATTGACGGATTTTTAAGGTCAAGATACGGTCTTCCTCTGGAGAATGAACACTCAATAATTAAAAAGGTTTGTGTTGACATAGTTAAATATGAGCTATACAAACGCAGGGGTAAAGTTTTTGACAACATTCAAAACTTGTATAAGGACGGAATTGCAACATTGGAAAAGATTCAAAAAGGAATGATAATTCTTGATGAAGGAACAGCTGAAACAAGACCGGGATTCTTTTTGGTATCTGAGAGAAAGCCTGTAATTGACAAGGAAATACTGGGAAATTACTGATGAAAATAGAAGAAATTGAATCGGCAATTATCGAAAAGCTTAAATCTGATATTCCGGATTTATCAGTTGAACCTTTTCCTGACAATGTAAAGGATTATGAACTGATACATCCGAAGGGAGCTATTCTTGTAAGTTATGAAGGTTCAAACTATACAAACCCAAGACTTGAACAGCAGGCAAGAATGATAGAGTTTGATGTTATTGTCATTGTCAGAAATCTAAGGTCTCACTTGGGAGCTTATGATACTCTGGAAAGGGTTAGACAATCTATCACCAATGATTTCTATGTTGAAAACCTGAAACTTTATCCATTATCGGAAAAGTTTCTATTTGTTGAAGAAGATAAGTGGCATTATGAAATGAGATTTATGTTGCCATCAGTTTATTTTATCGGAGAATAAGAATGGATGTAATTCACAGTTTTACAAACGACATGGTTCAATTTGGTTTGCTCTTGGTGGGACTGATTACCTTTTATTTCATGCTTAAAAGGGATAATAGGAAAGCCAATGAAGAAGTATTCTCAAAGAAACTTGCTGATGTAGAGAAATATAATGACCTCGAAAAAAGGGTTAAACTGCTTGAGCAAAGGGTTGACCTTTACGATGATTCAATCAGAAAGGAACTTGAAGATATAAAAAAGCTACTGAATGATTTACATGAAAAATTTCATAATCATTTGACAACTAATCATAAATAAAGGATTTGATATGAACGAGAAAATAAAAACCGCAATTGATTTTGTTGCAAGGCATGCAGTATGGTTTATCATAGGGATTCTTGCTTTTTTCTTAATGAAACCTGGAATAGCTGAAATCCAGACATTTCTTTTCATAGCTTTCTTTGAAGCAGTTGCTATTGGATTAAGCAGTCTTGCCTTGTACGCCTATACTAAAATCAACTTTACCAAAGCATTGCTTAAAGGAGATGATGATAAGTTCTCAGACTTTGAAAGACAAGGAATGTATGATGTTATCGGGAAAGTCTTTCTAAGCGTGCATGTATTGGTAGGTCTGATTGTTTTGGGTGTTTACATAGCTCAATTCTCAAATTAAGGAGTTATTGAATGAAGATATTTTTGACAATATTATTTCTTTTCTTTTTTTTAAGCATTAGTAGCCAGGCTTATCAAAAGAAATGCTATGCAAAGTCAATCGCTTCTGCTTCAAAGAAATATGATTTACCAGTCGAGTTAATAAAAGCTGTTATTACGATTGAATCAAACAGTTTCTCAAAGGCAAAAGGAAAAGATAATTGCAAAGGTCTGATGCAGGTCAAGTGTGGCACTTACGATACACACAGAAATATTATGAGCGGAACAGGGATATTAAAACATTACCTGAATAAATGTAAAAACGATACCGCAAAAGCTCTAACAGCTTACAACATGGGATATACGGGAATGAAAAGGTATTACAGAAAACATGGTCATGCTTCAAATTATGCTAAACGTGTTTTGACATTATTCAATCAATTACGAACTCAAAATTACAACTATGATAAAGCTTAAAATATTCGTGATATTTCTTCTTTTAGCGGCCACCATTGATAGTTTGTCTGCAACAAAGTATTTAATACCTTGCAAAACAAATTTGATAAAGGCATCAAGAGATTCTGCAATTGCTCAGGTAGGTGTAAGAGAAAAGACCGGAAGAAATGACGGATTCAAAGTAGAACAATATCTGAAATCAGTTGGCAGATTCAAAGGAGATGCTTACTGTGCGGCAGGTCAGTATTGGTGCTTCTATTCGGCTTGTCTGGACTTGAAATACCCTTTGACTGATATTCCAATATACAAGACAGGTTCAACTGTAACCATGTTTAATGAAGCAATTCGAGTCGGTTACAAAATGTCACCAACTCCTTTTGATAATGATTTGATATTCTGGAGAAAACCTAATGAATGGAAAGGTCATGTTGAAAGGATAATTGAAGTTCTGAAAGCAGGTTGGATTAAAACAGTAGGATTCAATACAAGTTCAGGCAATAATGGTTCTCAAGATGATGGCGAAGGCGTTTATTTCAGGAAACGAAATGTTAATCACTTCTTAGGCAGAATGGTTTTAAGAGGATATTTAGGATTCAAACCTGTATGATGGAAAAGTATAAATACATATTTGCCTTGGCATTAATAATCATAGTGCTTTTATTGAGTTTCTTCCTTGGAAGAAGTTCAAAGAATTGTAGTGATTCGGTTCAAACCATTATCAAACGAGATACTGTTATTGTTGTAAAGCAGGCAGAACCGATAATCATTGAAAAGGCAAAAACTAAAATTGTCTATACAAGGGATACCATTATTCAAACTCAACCTTTTATTGCGGTTGTCGATACAATTATCAAAAAGGACACGGTATATGCAAAGTTTGAATTTCCTTCTAACAACTTCGATTTATGGATTAAAAAGAAACCTGACAGCACTTTGATTCAAACAATTACAATTACTAAGGCAATCACTAAAGACAGACCTTGGTGGGAAGCATCTGCTTATTCACTTGGTGGAGCTGTCATTGGTTTTTTATTGGGCAAAACAGTTAAATGAGGATTGAGCAATGCGATGTGGATACAGAAAGCTGAAATTGTTAATGGTGAAATCAAGTATAACAAACTTGGTAAAATCAAAGCTGATGAAATTGAGCAAGGAATTGCAGACAAGTATTTTGTCTTTGAACAAATTACAGCAAGTAATGTTTGGACAGTTACTCATAACCTACAAAAGAAACCTTCTGTTTCAACTGTTGATAGTTCAGGAGCGGTTGTTTACGGATTTATCGAACATTTATCAAATAACGAATTGAGAATAACATTTAAATATCCTTTTGCAGGGATAGCTTATTGTAACTAAGGAAATAAAATATGCCGATACCATTTTTAAATGACATAGACTTATCAGGTGTTCTGAAAATTCTGAATAGTACAGGATATTTAGACCTCGATAAAAATGAAATCAGAAATGCAATAGTTCAGAATCTTGCTTCCGAACCTGCTTCTCCATTAGCCGGACAGATTATTCATAATACCGCTAAAACAGATTCGGTAAAAGGAAATGGAAAATTAGGTTATAGAACTGCTACTTCCTGGGTTTATCCAGACATGGAGAAATCCGTTTATGATACCAATAATGATGGAAGAGTAAACCTTGCAGATGAATCCGATACTTTGGACGGACAGCATGGCTCTTATTACCTGAATAGAGCTAATCATACAGGAACAGATACTTCGGCTTCAATATCCGATTTTACAGAAGCTGCTCAGGATGCTGTTGGTAATGCCTTAATTGACACTAACTCAATTGATTTTACTTATGACGATACTAATAATCAGATAAAAGCAGATTTAAAGCTTAACGGAACTGATTTAAGAATTCAGGCAACAGGTGTTGACCTTAATCCCACAGGAGTTTCGGCTGGTACTTATACAAAACTAACAATTGATACAAAAGGAAGAGTAACAGCCGCTACGGTTCTGCTTTCAAGTGATTTGCCTTCTCATAATCATACATCAACTGATATAACAGATTTCCATACTGCTGTCAGGACAAACAGACTTGACCAAATGGCTGTTCCAACTGCATCATTGAATCTTAATTCCCAAAAGATTACAAACCTTGCAGACCCGACAAACCCTCAAGATG